TGTCCATGCTGGCCTTGACGCTGCTGCCAATGACGGCCGTCAGACCGCCAATGCCAGCCGCAAGCGCCCCCGCACTGAGCTTCAGCACGTTGCCCATCATGTTGTTGAGCGGCCCCAGCGCTTTGGCTTGCAGGTTGCCAGCGGCGCCGTGCAGACTGTCGATGCCCTTCTCGGCACTGTTGAATGCGTTGCCGCTTTTGTTTTCACCGTCAATCACAATTTTGATATTATCGGCCATTGCGTGACTTCTTTTTCATGTTGGCAACCTTCGCCTCTACGTCCATCATGGTCAGAATCTGCTGCACGTTGCGCACCGGCTCTTTGCGCAGTTGGGACGGCAAGACGTGGAACTCTCGGCAAAGCTGTAGCTCCAGATACTCTGGGGGTTGCTTGCCGTTCGTCCAAAGGTGTTCAAAGAGCCGGTATCTCAGTTTTTTGCGGTGCGCCCAGACTTCTGAGCGGCGGCAATGGCCGCCATGACTTCAGGGATAAACGCCTGGGGCACATCCTTGATATGGATACGCTCACCGTTGCGCTTGACCTTGGCAACACGGGTCAGATAGGCGGTAAGCTCATCGAAACCTTCCAGCAACTCCTTCAGCGCGGCTACGCGCGCCTTGGGATCCGCCTTATCGCTCGTGTCGCCAATCGTCTCTGTGAGCAACATGAAGCGCACATGAATCATGTTGTCGCCCCAGGTCATCTTGCGCAGGTTCACGTCAACCTGATAGCTGTCTTCGGTTTCGACATCATCAACAGGGACGATTTCGCCTTCCTTAACTTCGGTTTCCATTACGGCAATGTCTCCTCGTACCACTTGGGAAAGATGATGGTAAAGCTGGCCATCGCCGGATCGCCGCTGCCAGCATCCAGGTCAGGCGGCATACAGTTAATGATGGGGCAAGGAAAAGCGTTGTTGGCGTTGTCGGCGGCCAAATACCGCTTGTTGCCCGTGCCGGTGCCCTTGGGTGCATAACGGAAATAGATAACCTTGTTGGACCCGTCGAACGCTGCCTTGACCACACGGAACGCTTCGCCGCTCACCTCGGTGTAGAGGATGCGCACTTCAGCCTGCACCGCTTCCGTTTTGTTACTTCCCACCACGACCGGCGCGCTGCCGTCTGCGGTGTTCTGCGAGCCGGTGAGCTGATCACCGCCTGAAGGTGTGACCTGTGCGGCCTGTCCGCTGATGTTGGCCCAGCTTGAGCCGTTGGTGGACACCTCCGCCACGAACAGCCCCTGCCCGATGGCTCCTGTTGTTTGTGCCATGTTTAGTACTCCTGAATCACAGACACTGTGACCGAAGTCACAGCGCTATAGGTAAGGTTCACAAAGCCGCTGGCATCGTTGAAGTACTTCGGGTCAAACGGCCCGATGATCTTCTCAGCGCCGGCTGCCACCGCCACCACCGGATTGGTGATCGTCAAGCCCCCAGGCGTACTTGAGGCGACTACGGTCACGTTGATGGAAACGCCGCTGCCGTTCTTGACGTAGAGCAGCACGTTTCCATCGTTCAAGAACTTATCACCGCCACCGGCTGCGGCCACAGCGCCCAACAGTACCCCGGCGAAGGTTGGTTTCACTGATGTCAATGTTGCCATTAGTCAGCCTTCACTTCTGCCGTCGATTCGGCGGTGTGAATGATGACAGCCGGCCCCACTTCAACAGTGGGCGGGTTGGTATTGTCCAACGGCGCCACGTTCCCCAGCCGCAGATGGATGGCCGCTGCTTCATCGGTCAGCGCAATTTTGCTGCCCGGTGTCCAGCGCTCGTTGCCGTCCAAGCTGCTGATGGTCACGAGGCAAATGTAATCCTGTGTGACAGGACCTTCTTCTTTCTTCTTTGCCATGCTAGTCTTCCTTTGCATAAGCGATGACAGGCACAATCACAGACACTACAATGTACGGGATGCCCGCTATCTCGATCGGCCGGTCTATCGTTTCAGCGTCGATTGATTGTCGGTCTGAACCACTGCCAAAGTTGCCCATGCGGTCAACCGTACCGTTCAGCGTCGGATGCGCAAATAGCAGCGCGATGGCCTCCTGTGGGATGTCGGAAGCCCTAGATAGCGTGTGCGGTAGTCTTGCCGTATCCAGCTTTACCCAGAACTCGCACCGGATCCGCAGGCTCTCCATGACCGTCTTCTGCTCTGGCACGAACTTAGAGCCGCCCGTGGTCAGCACTTCCGTTCGTGTCTGCTGACCAAACGGCGGAATTACCAGGGCAATGTATTTGGTTTCCACCGGGGGCAAGTAGCTGTCAATGGTTGCCTTGTCCACATCGGTGATCGTGGAAAGCAAAGCCTTTAGCGCCTGCTTAATCTGGGTAACGGTGGTCATTCGCTCACACTATCCGGATCATCGGTTATGCCGCTGTACGCTGCGCTGTAGCCGTCTACGCGCCGCAACTGCATTGACCGCACGCCTCGCCGTGTCGCGACTGTGGGGTTTGTGCGCAAGATCAGGCCTAATGCGGTCAGGTCTTGAGTTGTGAGAAGTTTGAGCCGGTCAAAGAAGTCTTTCAGGTAAATCTCTGACCGGGTTTCCTCTCTACCTTGCACCACGTCAAGGCCACGCGCCCGGAGCGTGTAGGCCGCCGCGTACAGGTTTTCGAGCGCACGCAGCGACGGGTAGACAGCCGCTGTGCGTGTAGCGGGCACAGCGTACCCGGCCCCGGCCAGCGCACCATGGATTAGTGCCGCACCTTCGCTGAGCCACTCTTCCACCTGCCCTGTGTTGGGGGTGCTATCGTTGTCGATAGTGCCCACCGCCGGGGCAAGGGCCATGATCCCGTCAATGCTGCCGTACATTACTTTTTGGCCTTTGTGGGCGCATCGTCGGTGGCCGTGCCTTGCTGAGTGGCAAGTAGCGCCGCCAGCAATTGCGCCGGGGTGAGATTTTGCGCTGCTAGTTGCGCATCAAGTCGCGCCTGTTGGTCAGCGGCTACAGCACGCATGGCTAAGAACTTTTCCACGTTCTCCTTGCTCACGGGGTTGCCGTTCGCATCGTGGTAGCCTTGGCCGTCACTGTTCAGGTAGCAGCCCCCTGGAATGGTTTCACTCATGTGTCAGTTCTCCCTTATCGGATGTGCTATCCGTTGCGGACTTAGTTCAAGGTCGGATCGGCGTAAGAGGTGTTCCCGAAATAGAGCATTACCCCATTCGTGCGATTCCAGACCGCCGCCCCAAACTCCGCTTCCATGTACTGAGCGTGCAGGGGGAAAGCGTCATTCTCACCGGCAATGCGTAGCCCTGGTTGTGTCCCGTTGGCGCGTTGGCGAATGATCACCGGTTTGTCACTGCCAGCATCCCAAATGAAGATGTAGTTGGCAGGCATCCACGGCTTAACCCAGACTTCGGCGCCGCCGAAGATGCCGATGGCCCGATTGTCCAAGCGCGTAATGTCCAGGGTCGTGCCAGGGGTATCGGTGTTGCGGTAGACAATGCGCGGGTCAGGATAACCGATAAAGCCGGTCAAGGCCCGAAATGCGGTCTCATCGGTCTTGTTGATGGCCAGCTTGACCATATTGCCCTGACCGTGTTCAACCAGCGTGTTGATGCCCCCCGTCACGTCAGAGGCGGCCAGAGAGCCACCCGCCCGCGCCAGGTAGTGAGTATGGGTTGCCCCGTCGAAGGTTTCGTTATTCGGCCCTTCAGGAATGTTGGCAGAATCGGCATTAACCAAACGCTTCACGCTCAAGTCAATGTTATCGACCAAGAAGTCGGTGAAGGTGTAGTTGGCGCTATACATGAAGGCGCGCTTGATGTCACGCATGAGCGCCCGCAGATGGGCACGTTCCGCCGCCTGGGTTGCAGTGGCCAGGTCAGCCGGCGTCTTGTTCTCAAACCACTTGCGTGTCCAGCCGATGGCGAACTGATAGAGCTTGAGCGGAAAGCCCACCGTATCCCCAGGCTTACCGACCTGCGTCCGGCTGCGGCCATACTCGTCAACCTCTTCCATGTCGCCAGCAACCGATACGCCATACTTCCGTTGGCGGTCGGTGGTGAACTCAGCAAGGTCGCTGACAAAGCCGGTGACCAGCGCATTGTGCGCCGCCAATTCCCGTTCCAAGATGGGAACAATGTTGTTTAACCCGTACTGCGCAACCGATTGATTGCGGGTTGCCAGGAGGGTCGAAATATCATGTGTACCTGTCGTCATTTCTCAGCCCTCCGATTAGTGAGAATCCCGAATGATACGAATGTCGGTGGCGGTGATAACCTGCGCTACACCTAAGGCATCGCCGGTAGTCGCGCCGGTGTCGAGCCGTCCAGCGGTCGCCCCGATGTACAGCTTATCGCCTGGGGTCAGGCCTGATCCGTAGTGGAAGCGAGCGCCCTTGCCAAACAAGGTGATCGCCTGCCCCGCCTTGGCCGCCCGTGGGGTGAAGCCGACGACCTCCGCAGGCTCCGTGGCCGCTGTGCCGTTCGACATATACAACTTGCCGTCACTGCTCTTGATGTAGCAAGGTGCGGCCACGTCAAGGTTTTCACCGGCAATCAAGCCGGTGATCTGAGGCGCATACATGCCAGTGGACGCATCCATGCTGGCGTTCGCGCTACGTGTTACTAAAGCCATAAGTCTCTCTCCTATAGAGGTGCGTACATGCCGGATTGTCGCTTTTGCGCAACCACAGCATCTACCGTGACAGGAGCAGGTTGGCCGCCGCTGTTGGCGTTGATGTTGGGCGCCGTGGGCTTCTGGGTGGCGAGCAAATGGGGCTTGGCTTTGGCCAGGGCCTTGATCGCCGCTTCCACACCGTCAACATTGTCGTTGTCGTCAATGTCCAAACCGGAACGGTCCACCAGCGACACCGCATCATCCGGATCAACAAAGCCTGCATTGCGAGCTGCCAAGCGAATGGCACTGTTGATCGTGGTTTTGCGATGACGTTCGTTTAGCGCCTGCAAAGCTTGTTCAGCTTGTTCAGCACGGGCCGCCGCCTTCTGCGCTTCGGTCAATTCCTGCTCTTTGCGTGCGGCTGCCTGCGCTTCGATGTCATCCAACTTCTTGCGCCGTTCAGCCGCTTCTTTGTTGGCAGCTTTGAGCGCTGCCCGTGTGCGTTCTAGTTCGGCCTTGATTTCCTCCGGTGAAGTCGTGCCACCGGCAGAATCAGTGCCACTTTCGCCACTGCCAGATCCCTGGTCAGCCTCGAAAAAGATTCCGGCATCACGCCAGTTCCATTTGTTGATGAGCATCTCGCTCTACTTCCCTTTCTTTTTGTCAAACGGGTAAGGGTTCTTTTTATCGCCCTTCTTGGTCTTACGTCCGTATTCGTCCATAACACCCCCAGATAAGTGCAGGAAAATAAAAACGGCGGCCACATGAGGATTTCTCCCCACATGGCCGCCGTGTGTCTACGTTTCACGCCGTCATGACGCTATGAAGTTATATAGCTCTTCTCTCTACACCAGCCCTACAGAAGAGAAGCATCACCGCTGGTTTGGCATCATTCGGGCAAAGCCCATTTATGGTAACGGGAATCGGATTTGAACCGATGACCTACAGGTTATGGGCCTGTCGAGCTACCACTGCTCTATCCCGCTAGACTCGCCTTCACTCGATCTTGCTCAAGCTTGAAACCTGCTTCAAAGAACGCCTGCGCCGCTCTGATTTCATCGGGTGTCACCCCGGCTTTGGCCTTGACCGCATTCAGTTGCGCCCTGAGCCGCTTGACCTCGGTCGTCTCGTAGAAGCTGTGCGTCCAATGATCACAATGCGGACAGAGGATACCCACATCGACCACATCCCGGCTCAGCTTACGCTGCTTGGTGCAACGTTCCAACTTCACGGCTCGTTTGCACTGCGTACACTCTACCTCTACTTGACGTTGCTTTGGTTGTAAAAGATTCGGTAACATGTCAACTAGTCTAGCACAAGTTTGCTATTTTGTCTACAAGGTAATGCTGCTTCTTCGTAGGTTAGTTGTTTGTCAGGTGCCACTTCCACAATGAACACGTATCGCCCTGGCTGCAACGATGATAGACGCAACAATAGGTGCATCACTCTTTTGGATAATGTGGGCTTCCGTTCAGACAATTCTGGTTTATGATTGCCGACGGTCGACATACTCATCCTAAGGCTGCCCTCACTCTGGCATTAAACATGCCCCTAATGTTCTGCTCGTTACGCTGCAAGACATCCTGCGCTGTTTGCCACCGGCCCCGGTGGATAGCCGCTTGCATTACTTCATCCTGTACCACTCGGTTATGGGGCGCAATGTTCTGGTTGCTGCCCACAATGCCCCTGATCTGCAAGCCACGCCCCTCGATTTCCTTGTGCCATGAATTAGACAGCGCCCGTGTGCGTTTGTAGGTGCTGCCCGCTGGCGGTGACGGGTACGTCTTCAGTTCCCGCAACAAGAGCGCTGTGGCGTCATTCATGCCGCCCAGCATGGCATCGTCCAGCTTAGCCGGTGTGCGATTGATGAGGTCGCGCACCTCGCTATCCTCAATCCGAATTGACAGGTTCATCGTCGCTCACTCCAATCATGTCGCCGTCAATTTCGCCAGTTTCAATGGCGTACAGTTCCCTGGCTGCTAACTCAGTGTAGCCAAACTGTTCTACGTAGATTTTGATGATTTCCTCTTCGGTCAAGCCACGGTCGAGTAATTCTTTGATCATCGCATCCATCCTAACGTGGTGAACAACTGGTCAATGGCCGATACCACCGGCTCAAAGTCATCATCGGCCCAGGCTACGGGATAGTAATAAGCCTGCTCGCGCTTTAGCTCTTCCAGCATGGCAGGATTCTGGCTTTTTACCGCAATGTACTGGGCATAGGCTCTGGCCCAAATCTCTCTATTTTCCAGCAGGTAGGCTGTGTACTTGAGATCGGACACTGCTGAGATAGTCACGCCACCAACCTGGGTCTGTAGCAGTTCTGTTCTGTTCAGCAGGGCGTTCAGCCGTTGCACTGCTTGCGAATTATTGAACGCCGCATAGACCGCATTCAATTGCGCTTGAGCGGCCGGACTACTTTGCACCGCAGGCCCAATGCCTTGCACGTCAATGAAGTGACCAATTTCATGAGCGGTGGTGTTCATGATGTTTTCAGCAAAGCGGTGTATTTTGATTTCAATTGGCTTCCCTGTGCCGACTTCAAATTTGTAATAGCCTTGCTGCTTCATGGTCGCGCTGCCCTGCAAGATAGGCAAATCGGGTAAGGTGCCATCGCCATGGACTGAATCAATCATAGCGATTGTGTCAGCAATCGGGGCCCGTGTGCGCCCAGCAGCAGGCAACTGTAATGCTTCGCTTACCGGCCTACCGTTTGGCCCAAGCGGTGCAACGGTCGTTTCTTCTGCCGCCGCAGAGTCGCCGGCTTGCGCCTGTGGAACCGGCGCCGGAACAGTTACCCCAACCTTCAGCGACTGTTCAGTTTCTTCCGTAATCCCGCATCTGCATCGGACGTGAAACGGTGGATAGCCGATGCTGCCCCGAACGGGATGCTTTGCGCCGCTCTCATCGGTCTTAGCAACCAACTGGCTAGCCACCCCGCCGCACGTTGGGCAAACCAACTCATCATTAGCGGTCAACACCCGAAACGCTGTCGTAAACGGGTTTGCAAGTCCCGCCTGTCGAATCGACTCGGTGAAAAGGCGGGTCGTCTCGGTCACGGCGATGCGCTCGGCACGATCAGCGCCGAACACCGGAACGAGCGCCTGAATCAACGACGGCAAGCCCTGTGGCCGTCCCCCCAACTCGCCCCGGTTCCAGGCGGCGAAGACATCGGCAAACTGTTGCCGGCTGGTCAGGTTCAGGTTCGGAATAGAACCATAAGTCGTGTCAGACGGGTCAACATAGTAGGTTTCTGCCCAGCGGATGACCTGCTGATTGACCAGGCTAAACGTACCAGCATTGCCGCCAACGACGGCGGCGAAGGTGGCCCGTTCGGTCAAGACCTGCAGGATCCGTGGCCGCATGGCATCCCACAGCAGTTCGTTCTCATTCTCCCAAAACCAGGCCACGTCACGCTCTGTTGGTCGGTAGTCGGTATCCCGCAACATGTAAATTAACCGCTGCTGCTGTGCCGAGAGCGCTCCCTGCGCTGCAATGGCCATCTGCTGCTCTGCCCACAGGCGCGCTGCTTCTGGGTCATTCTGCCGGCGGATGATGTCGGCTGTGTCAGCGTCGATTAGCCCCGCTTCAAGCAAGGCGGAAAGAAGAGCGTCCATTATTCACTCACTCGGCGGATGGTTCCCAATTTTCGCCACCGTACTTTGTTCGTTGACGGATAACCGCTTGCCGAAAAGCGCCAAGCGCTTCCATGACCGTACCTGCTTCAGTGGTCAGTCCGTATATGGCATCATCTTCCATGTCCCAGCCGTTTTCACCTTTGCCCGGAACAGGAACGCCGGTTTCAACCTCTACGTTGGCTCTGTTGACAGTCTTAGGCCAGGGCCAGCGCGAACGCTTCCAAGTGGAGGTGTAAAGTTCTACCGTCGCTGAATAAACAATGCCTTGCACTGGAAACAGAACATGATGCGTCGTGCGCTCGGATTCAGAATACTGATTCCTGCCCAAAAAGAAATCGTCAAAGTGAAAATTAGAGTCACGCCAATCGCCGGATTTATGGTCATTGTCATGTCGCCATAAAGTCCACCAGAGAGCGCCATCGTGGAAGCGGATGTAAATTTCTCGGTCGCCGCTGCCCCATTTGCCAGTCCACTTGACACCGGGTAAGCGCTTTACCCACTTGGCGCGTGCGATGTGGAACCAAAGCGAAAACAAGAAAGGTAGTGATATGCCTACCTCGATAGCGTAATCGCCAGTGTCAGAAAAAGCCAGTCGCATCCCGAATCGCTCACGGAAAAGTGACCAACAAACGCCGATGCTATTCCCTGGCCAGCGCAGCCAAGCGCGGCCATACTTCCACATGCGCCCCTGCTTGTCTAGCACCTGGCTATGCCACCATAACGCTGTCTCTTCACCTTTGCCCCTAACTAACGTTCGCATTGATGTCTCCCTGCTGCTGATTCGCTGTTCCTGTGGTCGGCTGGCGTGCCGCCTGTACGATGTTGGCGATTTCCGCCGCTCGTTGCAACATGGCGTTTTGCTTGAATAGTGCAATCTGTTCAGGTGTGTAGCCCAGCTTTGCCCACACCATTTCATCAGGTACGCCCAGGTCTTTGTGGGTCTGGGCAACCTTCGCTTCCGTCTCTTCAATGCGCGTACTGGCATCCTTCCACTGCACACCGATCACAGGCTCGTCAATCTCTGGCACATTGCCAAAGGTGCGCGCCACTCGATAGGCAAGAGACATGACATCGGCCCAGGCTTCGCCAAACACCAGTTGACGCTCTTCCGCCTTTGCCACCAAGCCGGATTCCAGTTGCTTCAGCGCTTCCCCGCTGGGCACGTCCACGCCTAAGATGGGCTTGAGATAATACTGCGGAGTCCTAGTCATCCCGCCGATGGCCGCTGCAATGGTCCAAATGGCTTCGATAATGTTGTTGAGGTCGGTGCCGGGAATGCGTTCGATGTTGCCGCCGAAGATTTCCAGCGCACGCCCAGGGGCCACAATGAACTCATCGTCGCCTTCCAGGTTGGTATCATCAGCCACACCCATAGGCATCGGCATAGGGTCTTTGTAGTTCATGGTCAGGATGGGAAAACCGGCCGTATCCGCTGCCGCCAACAGGTCAAGCCAAGATTTATTCAGCGCATTCTGTAGGCCAGCAATCAGCGCCACCTCACTGCCGCCTGGGTTCTGGAACTCGACCGCTGCCACGCCCAGATTGTTGCCTTGCGCATCCCGCCAAGCGATAGGCCAGGAGAGGTCGCCATCATCTAAGATAGGGCGCCACAGGTTGTCAATGCCGATCATGTTGGTAATGCTGTCCCGCTCGTACTTGCGAATCTCCCCAGGCAAATAGACCGTTTTTCGTTGGATGCCCGTTACCCCCGGCTTGAGCGGGTTGAAGGTGTAGAAGTACCTTGACGCAAACAGCACCTGATTCTCATCTTCAGGGTTGCGGTGCAGGTTGACGCCCGTCGTGCCATCGTCAACTTCGTGGAGCGACAGGCGCGGCCGCTGATGCGTGTTGTCATAGTCAACCATGACATAGCTCTTGCCATCTCGCAATGTGCGCCGGTAGAGTCGGATCTGTTGGCTGTCCATCCGGTTGTGCTTCCACCACTGCCAGAGTAAGGCCGCTACTTGCGCATCGGGGTCATGGTTCTCAGCGTCCAGGTCATCGGCTGATTTGCCATTGACGGTAAAGCCGGTCACGGCAAGGCGTTCGCGCAAGGTGTCCACCACGGTCTTGACAAGGTTGTGGTTAAAGGCAAAATCGCCGTCGGTCAACTGCTTGCCGAGATATTCTTGTTGCCGTTGGGTCAAGAGCACGGGGCGATTGCCGCTGTAGTAATCCCGCGCCGCTTTGACCTTGGCCGCCTCTTCTTCCTGCCGCGCAATGATCCCTTGCAGGTGGATGAACTTATCAAGTTGCTCAGGTGTGAGCAGGGTAATATCAATCATTGGGTTACCTTTGCACGAATCCGGGTAGCAAGAATGACTTTGAACTTTGGATAAAAATTCAGCCTATAAAAATCGCCGTCTATCTCAAACGCATGATTCCATACACGCCCGCTCAGTCGTTCAACGTCCATTTTGATAAATTCGATTGAGCCTCTGCGGTGGGCATCTATCGTCAGCCGACTGATGTTGCTACGCAGCGCAATAAGCGGTTGGCACTCTAAGACCGTCTCTCTTAGCCTGTGCATACATATATCGTGAGTAACGCATGGTGCAACCGCTGTTTCCCCAGAACCTGAATTGAGTAGCCATTTACTATATTGATTCAGGCTACTGTATCTGTCCATCATGCTTTAATATTCCTTTGACCGTGGCTTCTGATGCTGCCCTTTGCCGTATAACATCCACACCAGCCCCTCTAGGGCTTCGCAGGCGTGGTCATTGCCATCCTCTGGCCTGTCGTCTGGACTGTGCTTGCCATCTGGATAGCGGTAGCCCTGCGTAATCTCCCGAATCAAATTGACGCAGCGCCGGTGGACCT